ACAAGCTAATTTCACCATTGCTTGCGTTGGTCGTAGTGACCGCTTGGGTCGGAATCCAATACACACTGATAAACACAACTGTGCCGCAAGAGATGCGCGAGTTGGTCGCTAGGGTACTTGGAACGCTAGATGGCGCTCTGATGGTGATTTTGTCCTACTATTTCGGGGCATCTACTAAGGATTAGCTATGTCTGTCTGGTTGCCTGTGCTGTTTATTTGTTTGTCCGCTAACAACAACTGCGAGTTTTATTCAGGCGACATATCAGTCTCTGTTGAGCAGTGCGCTACCCAGAACGATAAGGCAGAGGCGATGATAAAGCGAAGTGGTAAGGCACAGGCATACCGAATGGCTTGCATTGAAATCAAACCAAAAGCAAACGACTCACTATGAACTTCACAGAAGCACTTGACCACGTTTTAAAGCATGAGGGCGGCTTTGTTGACCATCCGAAAGACCCCGGCGGCATGACTAACCTTGGCGTTACCCGTGCAGTCTTTGAGGATTGGGTTGGTCGCGAGTCAAGTGAAAAAGAGATGCGTGCGTTAACGCCAGCCGATGTATCTACATTGTATAAACGTAAATACTGGGACAGAGTAAAAGGCGATGATTTGCCATCAGGCTTGAACTACTGCGTTTTTGATGCTGGGGTTAACTCAGGTACTGCACGCGCCGCCAAATGGCTTCAGCAGGCTGTGGGGGCTGTTCCTGACGGTGCTATCGGCCCGAATACATTAGCCAAGGTCGCAGAACATTCCCCAGATGCTTTGGTCAATGCTTACTGCGATATAAGGATGAACTTTCTAAAGGGCTTATCAACCTTTGAGATATTCGGTAGGGGCTGGACGCGACGAGTTGATGAGGTTCGTAGAGTCTCATTGGATGCAAGCCGATAGCAAAATCGTAAGCAAGAAATCCATCCTCTTGGCCTACCAACTGCTGAGAGGGATGGAGCCGTTTTGCGATTGGAAGCTACCTACCACTATCCAGACCAAGGTGGTCAACGATTCCACTATGTACGGGTGTTTTGAGGATGACCCACACACAATCACGATTAGCACGGCTAGGGTTTGGGATGTAAACCAGCTAGTCGCAACGGTTGGTCACGAAATGATACATCTGCACCAGTCCAAGCTAAAGATTCTTAGCGAGGACAGCCCTCACGACGCTTTCTTTATGAATTGCGCTAGGCAGGTCTGTGTAAACCTCGGTTTCGACAAGGAAAATTTCTAATGCACAAGCGGACGATTACTAATGAAGAGTTTATTGAACTGTGGCAGGCGCATAAGTCAGCCGCAAAGGTAGCTAAACTGATTGGCGTTTCCGAGCGCAACGTCCATAAACGTCGCCGTGAGATTGAAGCCAAATACGATACCGTGCTAATTGCGGCAAGCAATAAAAACAGCGTAGCGCAAGCGTATGGGCACATCAACCTTGGCATGGAGAATGGCACGGTCATTGTGTTTAGTGATGCACACTTTCAGCTAGGTCGGCGCACCACGGCCTTTAAAGCATTGCTCTGGCTTATTGGTGAACTCAAGCCCAAGGTAGTGATAGGAAATGGCGATAACTTTGACGGCGCGCAGGCGAGCAGGCATCCAGCTAACGGCTGGGATGTAACGCCAACGATTATTCAGGAGTTAAACGCCTGCAAGATGTTTCTTGGTGAGATTCAGGAGGCCGCTGGCGATGCTAAATTGATATGGACATTGGGCAACCACGACGCTAGATTTTCAACTAGGCTGGCAACGGTAGCACCAGAGTTTCAGGGCGTCGAGGGCTTTCGGTTAGAAGACCATTTCCCCGATTGGAAACACGTTGTTAGTTGTATGTTGAATGACTCGGTGATGGTCAAACACCGATGGAAAGGTGGAATACACGCCACGCACAACAACGCCGTCAATTCTGGCGTGAGTTTTGTGACTGGGCATCTTCACTCACTCAAGGTGAACGGGTGGACTGACCTTGTTTCTACAAAATGGGGGGTTGATTGCGGCACGTTGGCAGAGCCGTTTGGCGACCAGTTCATGTACGCCGAGAACAGCCCACGCAACTGGAGGGCTGGGTTCGCGGTTTTAAACCTTGTTGATGGACACCTATTGATGCCCGAGTTATGTATGGTCAGCGCTCTTGCTGATGATTGTGTTGAGTGGCGGGGGGAGTTGATTGACGTAAGCGAGTTTTGACCACCGACTCATTCGTGGTGAATCGATGACCATTGGCACATTCGTAGCGGCGGTATGTTGAACCGTCGCCGCGCTGCCTAGTTTCTTTTACGTCGCACCAAGCCCCGCATGGGGTTGGGCATTTCATTCTTTGACGAATACCCCGTTAGACAGTAACGTGCCTTTTCGGTCTTTAATCTGACCGTATGCGGCATCCATGCACGACACCAAGTCAATATCCTTGATGGCGCAGTAGTTCACAAGGCAGACCATTACGTCACCCACGGCGTCGATGATTTCATCCCTGTCGTTCTTGATAGTAGCGTCCGCCAACTCACCCATCTCTGATACCGCTTTGAGCAACTGAGCCTCGGCTGTGCTGTTCTGGATGATGCGGCGCGCCTCCGACCATTGGACTATCTTCATTTCCACATTAGCGTAACTGGAATGGCTCATACTTTTTCCTTTCGACCGTCTTTGTAGACTAGGTTATTGTTCCTGCGACTGGGGTGCTGGTTGTGATCATCAGCCCCAACCCTGACGGCTGGCATTGATAACTCTGGGCACAAGTACACACCAGACATTTTTGAAAACGACTGGCGCTGTGCAGTCTCGATTTGCTCCCGTAAGTCCATTTTAGTTTTCCTCATACTGTAAAAATTCTTGTTGTGCGTCAGAGTCCATCTGAGCAAAAGTCTCAAAGTGGTTTTCACCACAGCATCCAAACGATACCTTTGGCGTGCCGCAGTAACAGCAGTACTCTGTGCCGTCCTCCATCAGTTCCTCTCTAGTCATGCCATACCCCTATCAAAAAACAATTTAAAACGCTCTAGGAGCGTCTGGCGGCGTCCTAGCAGTACTGTCTGCCACCATATATCATTTGCGTTCATGTGCGACCGTGTAGGCGGCTCATAGCGGCATCCAATAATAACGCGGCCTGTGTTGTACCCGTTCACGATAAAGCCACCACGATGATTGCGGGGACGGTCATAACAACCGCCACGATGAGTGCTGAAAATACGTCTTTCATCTTGTCTCCAACGCTAACTTCAAGTCAGCTAAGTCTTCTGAATGGTAGTCAAAGCCAAGGCCGTCCAGCATATCAGCGTGGGCTGCCCCCCACAGCACAAAGTCTTCACCTCGCGCTGTCTTGCGAATCGAATACAACTCCACCATGTCGTCGGCTTGCGGGTGTTGGCGTACCAGAATTGTGTCTTTCATTTTGTTCCCCTTTTAGATTGTTGACAACTGCTCAGAAACGTTAGCCAATGTTTGACCAGTAAAGCATTTGATGCCAACGTTACGAGCCAAATCATTTACTGGTTTTACCCTATACCAGCAACCGTTACCAACAATATCCCACAATCCACCGTTAGAACTTTTGCCGCTGTAACGGATTGGGTTGTTGCCGTTTCTAGGGTTGCGAGTTAAGTTTGCAAATTTTGTTTTAACTTGTGCTGTGCTTGCTGTTGTCATTTCAGTTCTCCCTTTTAGTTGACAGCTACATCAGCAAGGCGCTGACCAGATTTGCCAAATGATTTCACCAAGCTGATTGACTCTGTGTTTGCTTTTTTTACAGCCTCGGATTTAGCTGTCTCTTTGTGATAGCAATAGACAGATTCTTCAACTTGGTTTTGGTTTTCGTCGTAAACAGCGTATGCCCACCCAGAGCGTTGGCTGATGTAAAAAATTTGAATGTGCATTTCATCTCCCTTTGTGTTGCGATGTGTTAAGTATAAACACACCACAACACCAATGAATAGAGGGTTTACCCTAATGCCAACCCTTTTTTAACCAAATACACAATCTGCCCTGAGACAGACCGCGATTCAGCTATTGCTTGCGCCTTGACCTGTTCGTACAAGTCAATCGGAAAGCGGAGGGTCACGAATTTAAATAAAAGATTTGCCATTAGTGTTCCTTTACAAGTTGTATGAGTTAGATGACTTCATGTTGATATACGCATTGGTTCTTACAGCAAGACCTCCGTTAATGGTCGCCTGCGTTTTTGTTGTTTGCAGTCTTATCTGTGTGGCTAGTTGACCATTTTGATGGCTTATACGCTGAATCAAAACAATCTCTGGCTTGACAAGAAAAAGCACCCCAATACATGGTACGCAAAGCCCGGCAGCTATTTGCATGGCTTTGTTTACTTTTTCCCAAGTAATCAGCCACTCGCTCTGGTATCTGGAATCAAAAAAGTCAATTGAGTCAATGTCATACCGACATTTTGTCTCAACAACCGCCTTGATCTCTTTGTCTACCAGTATTGCGTCAATTGCCGCTGGCATATCTTTAGGCGTCTGAACGTACTGCATATTGAATTTTCTTTCAACAAACTCAGCTACACGTTGCTCATCCGCTAAAGATACTTTGCCTTTGATTGTTTTAATGTCCACTAGAACGGCATATCGTCATCAAGTTCAGGCGCTGGCGCTGACTTGGCTACTGGCTTGGCGGCCTGCTGGTCTTTCGGCTTAAAGCTAAAAGACATGAACTTCTTGCCGTTGCTGGCGGTCTTGAGCCATGCGCTCATCCACACCTCTTGGCCTCCAACTATTGCGGAGCCGTTGTAATCTGGGTGGTTATCGGTCTCTTTCTTGTCGTTGCGAAAGAGCGAGCCTGAGTTGTCACGTTGTTCGTATGCCATTTAATTTCCTTTAGTTAGTGACAGCCACCATGACTGCCTGTTGTTTACCTGAACGTCCCAGACGCTTCTCGCCTGTGAGTTGTACAAGTCCCTTACGCTTGAGTGCCGCAAACCGAGCCGTCACGCTCGAATACGGCAACCAAGACAATTCATTGAGCACATCATCTTGGATGCACCCATCTCCTTTAAAGCAGACAATAATGTCGTAGACCTGCTTTTCCAGACCCTTGGAGTCAACGGCTTTCGCCGCCTGCACCGAGGTGTCTGGTGAGTCTTTTCTGGCAAGCCACTTCCAGAATGTACCGAACACGGCTTTCTCTTGTGTCTCAGTCATTTCGCCTCCTTTAACTTGCGTCGTGTGGGTGCATCAAGGTACGTCCACAAGGCTCGATACTGTCCATCATCCAAACCCTCAGATAAAACGCGCTGTCGGGCGTCCTGTGGGCTTTGCAGGCATATCTGCGTAACCTCTGCCGCCAACTCCTCCAAGTAAGGCAACTCATCTGGCGAGACTTCTTCCCTAGCGCCTTGGTTGGGCGTGATAACTGGGGTAGTCTTTTCTTCCATCGGTTTGCTGGCGTCCAAAATGTCATGCTCGACAATTTCCATTGCCGCCATCCACAAGTAACGGCGGTTGTAGGTCTCCACCGCGCCAAGGTTCTGAATGGGGTGCGTGCCTTTAAGGTTGGCCTCTGCCATTGGGCTAGTAATCAAGATTTCACCGCCGCCATCAACGTCTGTGATGGTCAGGGTAGCCAAGTCCTTGCCAAACGATACAAAGCCGCACAGACCGATCTGGTGGAATATGTCCTGAATGGTTGGCAGGAAGTCTCCAAGTTCAAAGTAAGAGTAGCCAGCAAACTTGTTCTTGCCTGACTTGCTCAGTTTCGTGCCTTGCAGTTGGATGCGTGCCTGCATCAGTTTTTTATGTACACTCATTTGAATTCCCTTTTGATTTCGTCAAACAACTCACCACCGAATATCGTGCCCTCAAAGTGCGGCATATCCTCATTCTCAATGGCCTCCTCCAAATCCATCACCGCATCGATGTAGAACGATGAGTATGGGTCTACCAACGTCTTGAGCAAAGCCTGACCTTGCTCATTCAACGTGTAAAGTTTCTTTGCCATAACTTCTCCCTTTTAAGTGGCTACGTTTGCCACAGGTATATTCTAACCACAAAACAACAACTCGCTTTACTAGGGATAACCCTAATTGCGTAAAAAATTTACAGGACTATAAAATAACCCATCTTTTTAAGGAGGACAAATGAATGAGTTGGCTTTATTCGCAGGCGCTGGTGGCGGAATACTTGGGGGCAAGTTGCTCGGATGGCGAACGGTCTGTGCAGTCGAATGGGAACCCTACCCAGCAAGCGTACTGTGCGCCCGACAAAATGACGGGCTTCTCCCGCCTTTCCCGGTATGGGATGACGTACAAACCTTTGACGGAAAGCCTTGGCGAGGAATTGTTGACGTTGTATCTGGAGGATTTCCATGCCAAGACATTAGCGCAGCAGGAAAAGGAACAGGCATTGACGGTGAGCGAAGTGGAATGTGGCGAGAAATGGCGCGCATCATTCACGAAGTACGACCCAGATATGCGTTCGTGGAAAACTCACCAATGCTCACTTCTCGGGGACTTGGAACCGTTCTCGGAGACTTGGCCGCAATGGGGTTTGATGCGCGATGGGGAGTGCTGGGAGCAGCTGACGTTGGAGCAAATCACAAGAGGGACAGAATCTGGATTGTCGCCAGACGGCGTGACCATCTTTCACACACCGAACACAACGGGCTTAGACGGCGGGAGCAACAGCAGGAAAGCATTGAAAAAGCGGCGAGAAAACTGGCCAACCCCAGACGCGAATTGCGGCAAACGAGGGAGTCAACCAGATTGGACACCGACGCGCAAGTCGGGTCAACACGCGCAATACACAATCAACCAAGCGGTGAGGGATTCTGGCGAAAAAGTTGGTGGGAGACTGAACCCGACGTGGGTCGAGTGGCTAATGGGGTGGCCGCTGGGGTGGACAGACTTAAAGCCATTGGAAACGGACAAGTCCCCCTGTGCGCCGCAACAGCTTGGCAAATTTTAAGTAAGGACATCTAATGAACCAAACATTCCAAGACTTTATGTCTGACCTGAACGCCCTTGTGCGCCAGCAGCCTGATACCGAAATCGAAGCCATCATCTGGTTGTCTAGCTTGCAATTCAACTGCGTCATGGCGATTGAGACTATCCAACGCAACGACCTAAACAAAGAGAATTTCGGAGGCACAGACTGATGCACGACCCAGTGAACAACCCTAAACACTACATGGCTCACCCCAGCCACGTTGAGTGCATAGACATAACCGAGCATATGAACTTCTGTCTTGGCAACGCTGTCAAGTACATCTGGCGCGCCGACTTAAAGAACGACGCCATTGAAGACTTGGAAAAAGCGATTTGGTATTTGCAACGTGAGATTCAAAGGAGAGCGAAATGATTGCCTATCACTTTAGAGTAATGGAGAAAGGAGTCCCAAACGGGTGGGTTGGTTTTGCTTTCGGGGATAGCCTACATCAACTGTTTGACCAGATTGATTTTTACGTTGACCCGTACAGCGTT